GTTTCTACCGGACGAAGTTCCTTCGTCCAACTAGAAACCCGAATTGTGCTCACGCACTCTCTAATGGGTGCTGTCAAAGATCACGACAGTGCAGCGGTTGCTGCTTTCACCGTGTTTGCCGCAGAATCGGTGACGATCCCAATGCGGACTGATGCTATTATTCGTGGCCTCTCGCTTGTGATGGAACATCACAATGCCTCTAGAGAGGTCCTCCATGAACTGTCAAAACAAGTTCATGCGTGCTTAGATGACTCAGAAAGCGAGACGGTCTGGTTAAAGAGAAGTAAATATCTCTTAGCCTACCCTATCGCAAAGTATCTTCGCAACGAACTTCCTCCGGCCCCTGATCGGCCTTTTTCCCCTCAAAATGGTCCACTTCGTCAGTGGATGCGACAACGCCTTACCGCCGTTTGTCGCAGGAATTCCCACCTTTGGTACAGTTGGTTGCAATGCAAAAGGTCTGCATTACCAGCTTCTCCTGACCTTATCGACAAAGCCTACCAAGATCATCTAACGACTTTGACCAGTAAAGACCCCTGCAGAGATGATTCCTCTCCTGTTGACAGATTAATGTCGAACCCTGATTTTATCAGTGTTCTTCGTTCCTGTCGCAAGAAGTTTAATTGGAATCTTCACTCACAGAGACCCCTCGAGTTCCGTCCTGCATCAAGTTCTGCGTGTTTTACACAGACCCGGAGTGCAGGTGGGCAGTTGTACCAGCTTCAGAAGCTGACACGTACTATCCCCTCTTACCGGACCGAGACTGACCTCGTTATGATGATCTGGTTGCCTGTGGCCTACCATTCTTCTACCTATTATTCCTCCGTTGTCTCCGAGATCCGACAGCCTGTTGGTATCGATAACTTCTATGAGATTTTAACTCATTTCACACTCTTTGGTCGTGATCAGAAGCTTCGATGTACAATTCAAGCTGTTGTTGAGCCGATGAAGATACGGATTATAAGTAAAGGTGAAGCCGTACCGTACTATGAAATGAACAATTATCAGAAAGCGCTCCATAAAGCTCTCTGCAGTTTCCCTTGTTTTCGACTGATAGGTCGGCCTCTCTCACCAGATGATTTAATCGATCTGAAAGAGAAGGCCGAGCCTACAGACAAGTGGAATAGCATTGACTATAGTGGAGCTACCGATGGACTAAGCTTTGAGCTGTCCAAGCGCATTCTTTCCGAGTTGCTCAAAGACCAGCCGTTGTCCGATCGACAACGTGCTTTCCAAGTACTCGGACTTCATGAATTATATTATCCCTCGACCGCCCGGGACCCTCGCTCAGAGGCTTTTATTAGCTTAGCACGAACTGTTGTTCGTCGTCAAGTTGACGAAGGGCTTCTAAGCCCTGACCGTATTTTGGATCCGAATGATTCTTCTAAGTCTCAGCCTTCTGAAGAAGATGGCTTAGAATTTGGAGGCGTTCAGACAAACGGTCAGCTTATGGGTTCAATTCTCTCTTTTCCTATTCTTTGCCTTGCTAATCTTGCTATATACTTAGAAGTTATGCGAGATCGTATGGCAAATTGGACCCTGAAAGAGAAGTTGAATAATGTACTTGTAAATGGCGATGATATGGGTTACGCTGGACCTACATATACCTGGGACGATCATGTCGCCCTAGCTGGTTCTGTAGGTCTTAAGATGTCACAGGGAAAAGCCTATCAACATGATATCTATATGAATATCAATAGTACTTCTCTCCATTACTCTCTTAAAGACCCTTCTTCCACTCCTTGGCAGATCCCCTTTTTGAATACCGGTCTCTACTTTGGCCAGAGTAAAGTGATGAATACGTCTGACGACGCGTTCACCAGTTACTCTGTCAACCTAGATAGGATAATCAATGGGGCCTTGCCTGGAAGACAGTGTGACCTTCTTTCTAAATTTATTTCTGATCATTCTTCTGAACTGCACGAAGAGTGCAAGGTGAAGCTTATAATGTATAATTTAGGTAAGGTTAAGAGCGATGGTGAATTC